TTCTAAGCCACGCGGGCTCCTCGTTCACCGACCAGTCAAACATCGCAGTTCCCAGCTCCCATCAGTCTCTATATCCCAAACGGAACAGGCCGGTGAAGCTGTAATAGGTCACGCTTTGCCACGATTGGAAACGATGCCGGCAAATGTTGCTGGATCTTATGGCGGTGCAATAGCGGATTGGGCTAAGCGTGTTTTAGATATTGATTTGATGGATTGGCAGCGCCATATTGCTAATCAAATGTTTAGTTTTGATGATGCCGGCCAGTTTTGTGCACAGATCAATTTGTGTACGGTTGCTCGACAGCAGGGCAAGAGCGTTTTGCTTAAAGCCTGTTTAGGGTGGATGCTTACCGATTACGTGGCGATAACTGGGGAGCCACAAACCATTATTAGTGTTGCCCATAAATTGGATTTGGGCGTAAATCTGTTCCAAGAATTGGCACCAGTTTTAGAGGCCAAATATGGTGCCAAAGCGAAATGGAGTTACGGGCGTAATGAGCTCAATATTGGTAGCTCGCGGTGGATGGTTCGCGCAGCTGTACCTAGCGCAGGGCATGGCTCCTCTTGCACCGCCCTGTTCATAGATGAGCTGTGGGATATATCGAGCGAAACCCTAGATATTGGTTTATTGCCAACCCAACGCGCACAAAAAAACCCTATTTGCTTAATGTTTAGTACCGCCGGCGATGAACGCAGCGAAGCCATGAGCCGATGGCAAGAGCAAGGATTACGCGCCATTGATACCGGCCAAAATAACGGTTTATATTTTGCGTCATATTCCCCACCGCCAGAATTAGACCCAATGACCCCACAGGCTTGGGCGTATGCAAACCCAGCTTTAGGGATCAGACTGGCATTATCTACTTTGCAACGTGAAGCGGCAAGCCCCAACCGCGCTGGGTTCCTACGAAGTAGCTGTAACACTTGGGTGCAATCAGAGCAAGCATGGCTAATGCCAGGCACATGGAAACGTTTAGCAACAGAGGAAATGCCAGCTCCCGGCGGTGTTGCAGCCTGTGAAACGTCACTAGATGACGGGCGTTATGTGTGCATCAGAGCCAACACCAACGAAGCCGGCGAAACAATCGTAATGGTGGCGTTTGTAGCAGATACCAGCGCCCAATTTTGGGAACAACTACAACGTTTAGTTGAACAGCAACCCACCCTGCATTTGGCGTTATCGCCCACCCTTGATCTGAATTGCCCACCAAACTTGGTACGAAAACGCACAGTTGTTGGATATCGAGAAATCACACAAATGACCCCATTGGTCAAAAACCTAATAAACGAAGCAAGGGTAAAACACTACGGAGACAGCCAACAGCTCGCGGAACACATCGGGCGCGCTGTAGCTGTACGTTCCAATTCATCCATTGCGTTAAGCTCCCAAAAATCTAGTGGAGCAATAGAAATGGCGCGCTGTACCGTCTGGGCGGTAGGACTATGTGCAAAACCAGTAGCGAGAATAACAAAACCAGCGTTTGCCACCAGTAGCCAGCTCCGGAGTGCCTAATATGGTGATGTATGGCAATTTTTAGAAAAGTAAACACCATGCCGGCAGCGGCGGTACATGAGCAAATTAACGCGGCTGCAGGTGTTGCCGGCAACCCCAACGTAAACAATTTTATTGCGTACCAATCGGGGTTTGATCGAGCCAACGCCATGCTGTCGCCTACTATTTCGCGCTCGCGTGATTTGATTTGCAGCATGGTTGGTGCATTGTCAATTGGCCAATATTCTTTGCAATGGACTGGCGAGGATCTAGAGGAAATGGCAATACCGCCAGATGTGTGGATGCAGCAACCAGACCCCAGCACTACGCGCAATTGGATTTTAAGCCAAACCACCGATGATCTAATTTTTCATGGCCGCGCGTTTTGGGTAGTAAAAAAACGTAATGGCTACGGTTTCCCTACAGAGTTTGAGTGGATCCCGGCGGCAAGCGTGCAAACACTTGACCAGCAACCACCCGTTTGGTTTGGTATGTCAAATCAATTGACGTTTACCGGCTTAAAATTAGAAACCCAAGACGTTATACAGTTTTTGAGCCCAATTAATGGGTTGCTTTACACAGGCCAGCGCGCATTGCAAACAGCATTTAGGTTGGATAGATCAGCCGAGCGTTTTGCCACTAACGAAACGCCAGCCGGATATTTACAGCAAAAAGGTGGGGAGCCGATGAGCGGCGAGGATCTGTCAAACCTTGCAGCCGCGTGGAGTGCCGCTAGGCGTGAAAGCGCGATAGGTGCTCTAAATGAGTACGTGGAGTGGGTAGAAAGCTCGCTAGATCCATCAAAGCTGCAACTAACTGAGGCGCGCACATATCAAGCGTTAGAGCTCGCCAGAGTTGCCAATATCCCACCTTATTTGGTTGGGGCACCAACTGGCGGCGGCATGACATACGCAAACGCCCAGCAAGCTAGACAAGATCTGTATTTGTTTGGCGCCAAACCATACATTGATTGCATCGAGCAAACATTAAGCATGAATAACGTGTTACCGCGTGGCCGGTATTGCAAACTAGACGTGGCAGCCTATTTAGAGAGTTACGACTTGGGGGCTGGTTCGGATCCAACCGCTGCAGGTGCCGAGCCAGCCGCCACCAATATGGGAGAATAAAAACATGATCCAATTTCAAGCAGAAAAAATAACGATTGATGCCCAAACCCCAGAGGGTTTGCCTAGCAGATCCATTATGGGTTTAGCGGCGCCCTACAACGTGGTTGCCGAAGTAAACAACGGCCAAAAGGTACGTTTTCTTGCCGGCGCATTTGACACCAACCAAACACCCAAACTAATTATGAACCACGACATGACCCAGTTGGTAGGCAAAATAACTGAGCTGGTAAACACCGAGCAGGGGCTTTTATTTACCGCACGTTTCAGTAAAACCCGTAACGCAGAGGATGCACTACAACTGGCTTTAGATGAAGTGCTTGACAGCGTGTCAGTTGGCGCGGAGCCGATAGAGGCAACCTATGACGATGCCGGCGTGCTAAATGTCAGCAAAGCTAACCTAATTGAGTTATCATTAGTTCCAACCGGCGCGTTTAGCTCCGCTAAAATAACTCAGGTTGCAGCGTCTGAGCCCGAAAAAACCCAAGAATTAGAAATACCAAAAACAGAGTTGCAACCAGAGGAGCAAAATCAAATGGAAATCGAAGCAGAGAAGCCAGCAGAAGTAACAGCGCCAATTTTTGCGGAAGCAAAGCGCCCATTGCGTATGCCATCACCAGCGGAGTACATCGCAGCGTTTTACAAAGGCGGCGATACTTTCCACAACATCAACGCAGCAATTGCAGAAAACAACCGTTACAACTTTGCTGCCGGTGACGTAACTACCACCGATTATGGCGCATTGCCTGTGCCGGTGGTTCAACCTGTCTATACAAACATTTCGTATTTGCGCCCAGTCATGACAGCAATTGGCGCACGCGCAATGCCAACCGGATCAGGTACCACGTTTAACCGCCCATCGATCACGACACACACCAGCGTTGCCCAGCAAATGACTGAGCTAAGCGCGCTGTCAAGCACCACAATGGTGGTTACCGATAACGCGGTGACTAAAAAAACTTTTGGTGGTACCGCGTTGGTCTCCGAGCAATCAATTGATTGGGGCGATCCATCAAGTATCAATATTGTTTTGCAGGATCTCGCAGGCCAGTACGCTGATGCAACAGACAACTATTGTGCAGATCAGATCACAGCAAACGCAACTGTGCTTGGCACATGGAACGGAAACGCAAGCAGCCTAGTTTCAGATATTTACCAAGCTGCCGGAGCAATCAACAGCAGCACAAACGTACAGGCAACGCATTTATTTGTCGCACCTAACGTTTTCCAGAGGATTGGCGGCCTTGTGGATGGGTCGAACAGGCCTTTATTTCCGACAGTTGCACCATACAACGCAAGCGGCACACAATCAGCAGCATCATGGAACGGCAACCCATTGGGTTTAACAATGGTTGTAGATAAAAACTTTGCAGCTAACACCATGATTGTTGCCTGTGCAGCCGGAGCGTTTGCTGGGTTCGAGATTTACGAACAGCAAAAAGGTGCCATTACTTTGGAGCAGCCAGAGGTTTTGGGTAGGCGCGTTTCGTTCAGAGGGTACCTAGCCACTCTGATGATTGACGCAACCAAGTTCCAAAGCATCAACTACAGCGCTTAATTAGGCCTCTCGGAATAGGCTGTACCTGTGGCAACGTTTACGATTACGCACACGCAAATATTGGATAACGTTGCCACAGTTCAGACATTGACCAGCAACACAGTTGAAGTAGGGCAAGAGTTCACCATAAGCGGTAATGCAACGTTTAACGGCACATACGTTTGCACAGCGCGCCCAGAATATTTATTTATTGGCGTGGATGAGTACGGAGATTATCTCTACGACTACAACGAAATAATCCTAAACCAAGTGCAATTTGCCAAAACAGCTGCAAACCAAGAACGTGCAGCATCAACCGGCACGCTCACACATACCATCGTTTGCACATGGATAACCAGCTCAGATGTAGAGGATTGGCTAGGGTTTACCGTGACCAACCCATCAAGCGATTACGATTTATTGACCATTGCGACTGGGGCAGCTAATGCGTGGTCATTTCGCAAAAGGGTTGAGGCCGGGTATTTTGACAGTTCTACAACGGCGCCCGGCTCAGACGTCAAACTAGCAACCATCATGATGGGCGGCGCCCTGTATCGAGAGCGCGGATCCATTGACCAATACCAAAGTTTTGAGCCATTGAGCACAGGCTCCCCAGTTGGTGGCTCAATGGGTCAAATCATGCGTTTGCTAGGTGTTAATAGATCACAGGTTGCCTAGTGGCATCACCTGGCCTTTTTAATACCGCGTACAGCGATTTAGTAACGTTGCTGCAAACCGAGTTACCGACATTGCGCGTGGTAGATGATCCCAGAAATATTAACGTGCCTTGCCTATTTGTCGAAGCGCCAGTAATCCAAATGGCCAGCAACGTGCAAGCAGAAATGCAATTTACTGTGCGTGTTATCGGCATTGGCGTTGGGGATCTAAAAAACCTGCAAAAACTATTAGACATTGCAGATGACATACGGAGCCTAAAAATTGGGTTGCTGTCAGGCCGGCCAACAATTGCCACCATTGGAAGCCAAGACTATGCCGCCTATGACCTGCAAATAAATACTAAAATAGCGTCAGAATAATGAACACATACCAGATCACCAGCAACCGCGTAAGCATCGGCAATTTAGGCGATGAGTTTACCGAAGCAGAGCTAACAGCCATGCACGTAAACATTGCCGCGTTAGTTGCCGGTGGGCACCTAGCTGAGCAATCCCCACCAAAACCCAAAAAGTATGCTAAAAAAGCATTGAACAAGGAGTAAGCAAAATGGCAATTAACCCAACATATTTGGCAGCTGCAACCGTCAAGATGGGCGCTAGTTCCGGCTCAGCTGTCGATCTAAGCGACATGGCACAAAACGTTACCGTGACCGAAAACTATCCCGGTTTGGAAAGCACCAGCCTTGCAAACACAAACCGCCAATACGTCAAAGGTTTGGGAGATCACGAAGCAACATTTAGTTTGCTGGTTTCCTATGCGTCAGGCAACAGCTATGCAACCATCCAACCATTGGTGGGCACCAACTGTTACGCAGAGTTCACGCCAACGGATGCCGCTGTATCGGCAACCAATCCGAAAGTGTCAATTTCTGATTGCCTGCTAGAGAGTTTTACGCCCGTAGTTTCGTCACTTGGCGAGCTTGGAGTTTACGAGATAACCCTACGTGGTGGAGATATCGCCTACGCCACAAGTTAAGCAAAAGGAGCAGCGGCCATGATGCAAATAACAATTGAGGTTACGTGGATGCAAGGCACCCACGAACGCAAAGAAACATTAACCACAGGCCTAGCCAGCGTGGTGGCGTTTGAGCGCAAATACAAAACATCAATGATGGCGTTGGGTGACAATACCAAGCTCGAATATTGGATATTTTTAGCTTGGGATACATTGCGCCGGCAAGCCGGTGAGCTCACTATCGCGCCAACCAACAGCAGCCCATTTATGGATTTAGAAACGTTTATAGGGTGTTGCATTGACGTTAGACCAGTAGAGGCGGTGCCGAGTTTCCCTACGGAGCCGGGAGCGCCCGGCGCCACCTAGCTGAACTATTAGTAGCCACAGGTTTTTGGCCAAACGATGTAACATTTGATTACAACGATTTGGCAACTGTCGCGTTAGTGATGGAAAAACAAAGTAGGCGCAACAAATGAGTGTAGATATTGGTTTTGAGATTTACGGTGTACGAGATGCCCTAAACGAGCTGTATAAAATCGACAAAAAACAACGGTTTAAGGCTGTAGCCAAAATCAAATTAGCTGGCGAAAGTTTGCTAAAAGAGCCACGCGCTTTGTATCCGGCAAAGCAACCTTTAGGTGGTTGGGGTACCGGTGGCCGCTTAGGTTACAATCCCGGCAAAGTGCAAAAGGGTGTACAAATAGAAGTTGGCGGTAGAACGCCACGCGGAGCAAACGCTTACCCAGTTGTGACATTGCGCCAAAAGGATGCCGGCGGAGCTTTGTTCGATATCGCTGGGTTGCGTAATGGTGGATCTGGCAAAGATCAGGCACAGGGTAAAGCGTTCCTAAAGAAGCTAAACGCTGACTACGGGCGCGCACAGCGCGGTTTATGGCGTGCTCGCTCATCAGTACGAGACAAGGCCGGAGAAGCGCTTACAGACGCTCTCAATGAGGTTGCAGCCGAAGTAAATAGGAAGCTCGTCTAATGGCACAAGGCATTTACCTACCCATCGTTTCAGAGTTCAAGAGCGGCGGCATTGATAAAGCTGTTAAAGAGTTTAAGAGCCTAGAAACAGCAGGGCAAAAAGCCAATTTTGCGCTCAAAAAAGCTGCATTGCCGGCGGCGCTTGCTTTGGGTGCTGTCACCGCTGCCGCCACCAAGTTTGTTGCAGCTGGTGAAGCTGCCGCGACTAGCAACGCTCGAATTGAGCAGATCAATGAAAGCATGGGATTGTTTGGCGACAGCACCGAGCAAGTAAACAGGCGTTTGATTAAATACGCGGAAGCAACAGCGCGTGCAACTGGCGTGGATCAAAACAGCATTAAAGCAACCCAAGCCAAACTATTAACGTTTAAGGAGCTCGCAGAAAGCGCAGACGATGTAAACGGCGCATTTGATCGAGCAACAAAAGCAGCGATAGATCTAGCGGCGGCCGGCTTTGGTGACGCAGAAACAAACGCGGTGCAACTAGGTAAAGCGTTAAATGATCCAATTAAAGGCATTACAGCGCTTGCCAAATCTGGTGTTACTTTTACCCAGCAAGAAAAAGACAAAATTAAAACGCTGGTGGAAAGCAACAAGATTTTGGAAGCCCAAGAGTTGGTGCTATCAGCAATTGAAACACAGGTAGGCGGCACAGCGGAAGCAACAGCCAACGACAGCGACAAAATGAAAGTGGCATTTAGCCAGCTGTCGGAAAGCATCGGCCTTGTATTGCTGCCAATATTTAACAAACTGGTTGAAATAATGATCCCGATTGCAGCATTAGCGCAAGAACACGCGGCCTTATTTGTGACGCTGGGCGCGGTAGTTGCTGGCGTAGCGGCAACAATCCTGGCATATAACGCTTATCTGAAAATCACCAAAGCGTTTACCATTTTGGCTACAGTCGCGCAAGCCGCGTTTAATGCTGTGATGGCAGCCAACCCAATAACGCTAACCATCATTGCTATTGCAGGGCTCGTAGCAGGCCTAATTGTGCTTTACAAACGTTTTGAGTTTGTGCGCAAAGTAGTCGATACCGTTTTTGATGCCATTAAAACAGCGGTAACAACATCAATAGATTTCATCAAATCATATTTTGAGGGTGTACTAAACATTTACAAAGCCCTATTTAACGGCATAGCCAAGCTGTGGAATAACACCATAGGCCGGCTGTCTTTTGAGGTACCAGACTGGGTGCCCGGTTTAGGCGGCAAAGGTTTTAGCGTGCCAAACATACCGGTGCTTGATGAGGGTGGAATTGTTAGCAGCCCAACGTTGGCGATGCTGTCAGCTAACAGCAAACCAGAGGCCATAATTCCATTAGACAAAATGAATATGGGCGGCACAACCGTGAACATTTACAGCACCATTGCAGATGCAACATTGCCCGACAAAATAGTTAATGCTTTGCGCGTTTACAACCGCAGATCTGGGCGCATTGATATACAGGTAGCGTAATGCCAGCCAACG